TTACTCGGGTTTGGTCAAGCTTATTTAAAGCGAAATATCTTAATGCTGCTATTCCGTGGTCGTTTATTCCGATGGGTTCTCCAGTTTGATTACCGTTCTTGTCTTTGGTCCACACGTAACCCCTAAATTCTTTTATTACGTTAGTTGAGTCCTCGGTTATGTTAATCTTATACCGTTGTAGTTTGTCTATTGAGTTCCTTATTGAATCCGGTCCTTTTTTCGCTCCGTATATATTCCTGAATCCACCTCTGTAAATATCCTCTATGCTTTTGGGTTCGGCTGAATCCGCAATTATGTCCTTGTACTTGTCCACTCCTAACTCAATCATCCTCTGTACTATATCGTTATTTGTTAACCTTGTCTTATAAATTAACTCTTTAACATAAAGCTCCGAATTAAACTTATAAACCGAAATTAAAGCGGTAGGGTCATTCGTGAACCCGAAGTCTAATCCATAACCTAATAACTCAGCACTTTCAGGTATTTGTTTAACTACTTCCCAGTTCTCGAATATAACTCCGTCAATAACACCTATCTGACCAAGTCCGTAGACCTTCCACCAATTAGCCCAGTATGTTGATTCTTTTGCCCTATCACGTGCCTTTTCTATTTCCTTGACTAATTCACTATCTAAGGCCTCATTATCCTTATAAGTTAAAATAATCATTTCAGCATCGTTGTCCGATAATAACTCCTTGTGAACCCAAAACTCCGATGTCGGGTTATAATCTAAATAAATAAATCTACGTGTACGAATGGCTAATTGATGATAACTTTCAAAGGTTATATTGTTACACTCATTAACAAATAAAACGTCTCTTCGTGCACCTCTTAATTTATCCGCCTGGTCCGCTGAGAAAAACTCTATGTAAGAACCATTTGTAAAATCATATCTTAATGTACTTCGGTTAAATTGTTCCTCTCTAAATATATGAGTCCAATCCATTATCTTAATAAAGTCCTTTAATGCACCACGTCTTAAATGCGGTATTGATTCCGATACTATACTGATTTCGGATTTTGGTTTTGCTATTGCGTAATCTATTAATAAAGGAATAATACTAAATGTCTTGGATGAGCTTGTACCACCCTGTACTATTCTAACCCTTTTGCGAAGTTTAGATATCTTCCGTTGGGCTGTTGTTCTCTGGAGTGTCAAGGTCTATTTGTTTAAATATCCTTTGTTCGTGGCTTATAACGTGGTCCACTTCCTCTTTAGGCTTACCGTAAACACGGTCAAATAATACGTCTAATATATGAATGCTTCCCTTTTCGAAATCCCTCGTTGCTTTTTTTGCTATTAATGCAACCCAAAAAGGTAGATTGTCGTTCTTTGCCAATTCCATTAACTCGGCTCTTGTTTTACCGAGGATGGTTTTTATAATGTCCTGACTTTGGCTTTTAGTTAGTTTTAAATTATGCTCCGCTAAGAAGTAATCCGTTAATACGTTTTCAATCTTCTTGGGTCTTCCGTCGGGATTACCTGACTGACCTTTTTTGAATGGTATTAAATTATCTAACTTATTTGCCATAAATCTCTGTTAAATCATTGTAACACCGTTCTTTTTAATAACTAATGTCGGGTCAAGTTTTTTCATTCGGTCAATTATAACCTGACAATACTTCGGGTCAAGTTCCATGCCGTAGCATTTGCGTTTAAGTTGGTGTGCTGCTACCATTGTTGAACCGCTACCAAGAAAAATATCCAAAATAGGTTTATTGTCTAAATAATTAATGCACCATTCCATAATTTTCAAAGGTTTCATTGTAGGGTGTTCTTTTATTTCACCTCCCCAATGGTGTGATAACATTCTGCAATTCTTTCCTAAATTAGTCCATGCAAGTTCAAATTCACTATAACTGCGACCATCATTTTTTTTGTGCCAACATAACCAATCATTATTGATAGGAAGTTTATCAGCAAAATAATTACCACCCCAAATTATTGCTTTATCAACGAATTGTAAAACATAATAGAAATCAGGTACTTCATTATCCCAACTTTCGCCTCTGTGAAATTCTTTTTTGCCTTTGCCTAATGTTTGTTTATTTGCATTGATGCCGTAAGGTGGGTCGGTAAGTAAATTGCATTTATCAGTATTCATCAACTTTGCCACTTGGTCGCTATCTGTACTATCCCCACAAAGCAAACGATGCTCACTTATCTCAAACAAATCTCCCAGCACAATATCGGTCTGCAATTCATCGGGCATTTCATAGTCATCTTCTTCTGCTTCCAAATTGATTGCATCCATTGGTGGCAAATCCAAACCCCACTCGGTCAGCTTATCCGCATCCCATTCGTTTGCAAGTGTGTTCCAATCCCATTCTCCGAAGCCTACATTGTCTTTAATGGTAAATTCGTTTCTTTGTTCTTGAGTCCAAGAGTCCGCTAACATGACCCAAGTATCAGGTATTTCTTTGTGTCCTAATTCTTGAATGGCTTTTAACCTCATATTACCTCCTAAAGGGTAAATCTTTTTATCTACATCCGTTACGCAAACCATTGGACGCTTCTCCATCATTTCGGGGAAGTCCTTAATTGACTGGACTAACTTTTTAAACTTGTCGTCTTTTATTATCCGAGGGTTCTTTGGGTTTGGTTTTATGTTAGATAGTTTCATCCTTGACCTCTGTATTTTTTAACGGGTTTGTCTTTTGGTCCTTTTCTTTTTTTATACTTGCCTACTTTTCGTTTTCCAAAGTTTAGTTTGTGGCTGATTTCTTTAGACTTCATTCCTAATCTGTTTTAATTTTCTTTTACTCCATTCGATACCTTCATCACCCCCCCAAGCTAACCAAGCTAATCTTCCACATCCATCCCCTAATTCTTTTTTAGAGTTTTGTCTGTGTCTTTCAAAAGCTGCCATTCTTGAGATAGTATCTTCCGATATCGGCTCACGGTTTGCTAACTGATTTGCTCTTTGTTTACCTACCGGAGTTGCACAATCACCCCATCCATGCTCTTCAGCCCAGCGTAAAGCTATTTTAGCGTTCTCCGTTGCTGCCTGAGGGTAGTCGGTATATGATTCTAACTTAACCTCTTTCCAATAGACATTACATAGTAAATATCTTTGGTCTTGTGAATACTTTTGCATTTCGGAATCACCCATACATCTTTGTAGGTATTCATCCTTGGTTTCCCCTTTGTTTGGTTTTGGCATAAAAAAAGCTCTTATTTGAAATTCATCATTCACTCTTTAATAACTCTCTTTGTTTTAAAAGATAGTCCGCTAACCACATGTATTCCTCATTAGTTAGTTTTTGAGGTAATCTCAACGGACGTCCGGAACGTTCCTCTTTTAATTGTTCAGCGATAATATATAATCTATCCGCTATTGAGTCGAGTTTATTTAGTTGTTCAGTCATTCTTTTTTTTCTTTTTATTTTCTTGAGTTGAATACCATACTAACATATCCGATATGCAGTCAGGACATCCGTTAATCTTAAAGCCGGTAGTTTCCTCATAATAAGAAATTAAAGGGGCTACAAGTCCGTTACCTACGTTAATCTTTTCTCCGATACTTAACCAAGCATCAAATGTTTGTTTGTGTTGGTTATAGTAATTAAGTGATTCAGTTGAGTTCATTTTTAAATCTGTTTTTAATTATTTCAAATCCTTCTTTATATCTTTTACTTAAAGTATTACGTCCGATACCGGTTTTACGTTCTATGGAGCGTAAACTTTCATCCTGGGCCTGAAGGGTTATAAGCACAGGAACTAATGTTTCTCTATTTTTTAATATGTCGTTAATTATAAGTGAAGCTTGTTCTATATCGTATTCGCCCTCTGAGTCCGATGGTATGTCCTGAGTTAATTCTAAATTACATACCTCATTTAAAAGTGAGCTTTTACGTCCACGCTTTGACCAAAGATACCAGATAGTCGCACAGCATAAATTTTTAAGGTTATCCCTATCCGAATACTCTTTAACTTTATCAGGCATTTCAACTAACTTTAAATAAAAGTCATTAAATAGGTCATCGTGTAAATACCTACCACGATATAAGTTACGACAAAAATCCCTATAAAATCGCTCATTCTCAGTGATATGATTATCTATTAGGGTTTTGATAGCTCAAAATTATAACAATTTAATCAAGTTAGTGTAATTTTATTGGACTGATTATCAATAAGTTACATAAATACATTAAAATTTAACATATTTGTTATACTATTATTTAATATATATATGTACATTTGTTATATGAAAAACGAACAATTAATTAAAAGTTTAAAAAACACACTTACACAAAGTGAGCAAATGTGGATTGAGGAAAAATCACATGCTTATATCATTGGTTATTTCCAAGGATATATTAAAGGTCTTATTAATGAATTATTAGATGAATACAATGACTAACTACTGCTTTTTTAAAAATCATAAGATTTCAGTTGTAAAGCAAAAACAAGCTTTCGGAGGTCCGATATTCTATTCTAAAGAGTTTAACAAAAACTTTTATACTTTAAAAGAATTGTTTAACTTTATGAATGGGCAGGGATACTTTCATTTATCACAAAATACTTTAAGATATATATATGAATAAACCAAAAAATAACTGGTCAATTAATTATTGGCCATCCGATGAGGTCAGGGACCTACTTTGGACTGAGGGTAGAGGCAACTTCAGGAAAACAATCGATGCCGCTTTAAAACTTTATTTTAAACTCAATGGAAAGCTTCGAAACAGTAATTAACGGACAAGAGGTAACGGTGGAATATGAGTACACTTATTACTACGAAGATGATACGTGCTTCGAGGACATTAACATTACTAACGTAAACGCATACACTGAGGACGGTGCATGCGAGGTTGATTATGAACTAATTTATAAAGACATCTATGGAAAGCGCAGTTTCGAAAATCTATGAAGCTATGGAAAGGTTGGAGCCTTATCATTTTATTGAGTTCTTAAAAGACAATAAACAAACCTTGTTAAAGTTAGAATCATATCTAATTCAAGAAGCATCTATTAAAGCACAAATGGAAATATTACAATCTAAAAACAACTAAATATGAAAATCATCTCAGCGAGTATCAATCTAAACAAAATCAACAAATCTAAATTAATCAAAGGTAAAGACGGTAACGAATACCTTAACATCTCAATTATCTGTAACGATTCCGAAAACGAGTGGGGCAAGGATGTTAGTATTACTGAAGGTCAAAGTGAGCAGGAGCGTAAAGATAAAGTAAAGAAAAACTTTATAGGCAACGGTAAAACAGTTTATAATTCAGACAAACAATTCTAATGAAATCAATCAATTCTAAACTATTAGCGTTTCAAAACAAGGTTAACGCTATAAAAAAAGACGGTAAGAACAATCACTTTAAATCCTCTTACGCTACGCTTAATCAAATCTTAAGCGATGTTAAACCATTACTTTCAGAACTTGGATTAGTTATTATTCAGCCTATTGACGGTTTAAATGTTAGTACGGTTATAACAGATTCCGAAACTGGTGAGTCCGTTACTTCGACCTTAAGAATACAAGATGGCTTAAATGCTCAACAAGTAGGGGCGTGCATAACTTATTATCGGAGATTTACTTTAAGTTCGCTTTTATCTTTGGAAATGGAAGATGATGATGCGAATAGTGTGGTTAGTTCAAAGAAAATTAAGCTATCCGATATCACTATGAGTAAAATGTTAGATGCTATCGAGAAAGGTCAAAAGAAACAAGTTGAACAGGCCTTAGACAAATACGAGCTATCCGATACCCAATGGAAAGTAATTCAAACCGCTTTTAAGAATAACTAATGGAGAAACTAAAGAAAATATCAATGATATCGGAAACCGATAACGTTAAAAACGAAACATTTTTTTGTGTATTCATTGAGTACGAATCAGGTGCTGAATACCGTAAATGGTTCTCGCGTCAAACAGAAGCAGAAGCTTTTTATGACTATTATTTAAAAGTTAATGTACCTAATAACCTATTAGTTAATTTAGTTAAGACACATGACTTTTAATAATCAACTATTCCGATGCTCAACACTGGGCAAGATAATGACTAATGATAAGTCAGGTAAAAAAATGGGGGAAACCTCAAAGTCGTACCTCAAGGAGTTATTCCGAGAGGTGCGCTGGGGTGTTCGTAAGGACTTTACTAATAAGTACGTAGAAAAGGGATTAGCAGTTGAAGATACCGCTATTCAATTTTACTCTAATGTTAAAGGCGGGTTTTATTCTAAGAATGAGGAGTTTTATTCAAATGAGTTTATATCAGGTAGTCCGGATATAGTATCCGATAAGATAATCGATATTAAAAGCTCTTGGAACGCTCATACATTCCCTTTTAAAGACGATGCCTTAAATAAAGATTACTTTGCCCAGGTACAAGGTTATATGTGGTTAACTGGCTTAAAAGAGGCTGTTGTAGCTTTTGTTTTAATTGATACACCATTACAGTTAATCGAAGATGAAAAAAGACGTATAAGCTGGAAGATGGGCATGGTATCGGATTTAAACCCTGAATACTTAAAAGCCTGTGAAGAGATAGAACAGAATCATATATTCACTCATATACCTGAATCCGAAAGGGTAGTTGAATACGAAGTCCGTTATGATGAAGATTTTATCGAAAGGCTTAAAAACAGAATTTTAGAATGTCGTAATTATTTAAACACTTTATGAAACTATACGAACTTAAAAAAACAAAAACAACATTCCCAGTTGTTGCAATATCTAAATCCGTTGATGCTGCTAATTTTATACGTGAATTTTATTCAGATGATATAGAAATATTTGAAAGTGCTTTTATACTTCTTTTAAATAGGGCTAACAAAACAATCGGCTACGCTAAAATATCTCAAGGCGGTATTGCTGGAACTGTTATAGATGTTAAATTAATATGTAAATACGTTGTTGATAGTTTGGCGAGTGGTGTTATTTTATGCCATAACCACCCTTCAGGAAATTTACAACCTTCAAATCAAGATAAAGAAATAACTATAAAAGTTAAACAAGCTTTAGAGTTATTAGATTCTATTTTACTTGACCATATTATATTAACTAAGGAAAGTTATACATCATTAAAAGATGAAGGAATAATATGAAAAAACGCTCTTTAAGTACGGTTAAAAAAGAATTGGACCGTGTGTTCTCTGAGTTTATCCGAAAGCGTGATGCAGACCTTGACGGATATATTACTTGTGT